CTTTTCTAACAGCCCTGCAGCCTTTACGCCTACTTGGTAACCTACGTCAAACTCTTTATCTGCTTTAGTCATGATTATTCCCCTCTAGTAATTGAATGTATTCCTCTTGTAAATAATAAATTGCATCCTGTAAACAGTCTAACTTTATTATTCGTGAATCTATATTATGGTAAGCCGATAGAAATTTAGGCTTTACCTCTTCAATACCTTCGTAATAATTTAAAGAAATAAGTTTTATCATTACGCTACTCCCCTTATAATATCTTCTAAATATTCCTCATCCTCATTCCATAACCTTTCAGCATTATCGCCATAAGTAAAATGAGGGTGCTTACTTGTTATCTCATCTATCAATTTCTCTTTATTAGTTTCTGGTACATACGAATAAAGACCATTAGCGTTTAGTTTAACTGCCATTACGCGTCCTCCCAATCATCAAAGTTTGGTTCATCGTTAGGATTGTTATCTTCTATAAGCTGACGCTCATAAGCAATATCATCCTCATCCCCGTTTAAATCTCCGTATTCCTTCATGATTTTACCCCCTGAATTGCTAATTCTTTAGCAACATTGATTAATGTATGACCTCTATAACCTTGCATAGATAATTCTATGATGTATCTTTCTAGCAATTCTATGTATACTTTATCCATATCATTCCTTATATAGTTAATTTATCTTTACAACAGGAATAACTTTATACAGGTAAAAGTATCTTGTCAATACAGTTAGCAACAATTATATTTATCAAAGAGGGGATTGTGATAAGTAAAACAAATCAGTAGAGCATTGACTTTTGAAAATAAATATGATAAAATCTAAACCATACAAAGGCATTAATAAATAAGATAACCGTTCATACCCGTTCATTCATATAGCTAGATAAGTTTGTAGCCTCTAGCGAAAAACTTATCTTACCATACATATGATAACAAAAATATACAGCCTTTCATATAATACTAGATAACGATTTTATCCTATGATTAAACGGCTATAATTGTATTTATCATTTCATTATAAACCTTTCTAAAAAATCCCCGTTATTATTTATGCACCTTTATTCATATATAAAACTACCTTTATCTATATAAATATATTGATATTAATCTTTAATTATGTTATAATAAAGCTCAAGGGTATTTTATACCCTAAAGAAATGGAACGGTAAAGAAAGTTATATAAGGCTCATGAGAGCCTTTTTTTATTTGGTGGATATAAGGTATCAAGTAGATAAAAAAAAGCCCATAACGGTTGATTATGGGCGTTGTATTTGGAGTGAAAGGTTATAATTTGGAGTTTATCGCCTTTGAAAGTGATTTATCCATATTATTTAATACATCTTTTAATAGATACTTTCTAGCAGTTGATGTGATAGAAGATAAAGAACCTTCTTTTAAATGATGCTGTAGCAATTCATAACATTCTTCTTTTTGAACATCTGTGCCATAATTTGAAACGATTAGCATAACATTTTCAGAATGTTGATTATTATCTGTATTTTTCTCAATGTTATTTAATAGGCTTTCTATAAAACTATTTTCTCTTATATACATTTTAAACCCCTTTTATATATGTATTAATTCTTTATTTAAGTGATAAGGCTTTAAACTATTTTCATTATGCTTTAAATATTTTTCAAAATCATATTGCTTTTTATATTTACAGCACCATGCAAGGGAATATTTAAACTTACATTCAAATTTATATTTTATTCTTTCATAGTATTTTAAAGCATTTTCATTTTCTTTTATAATGGCATTAATTAAAAAATCGTTAGTATCATATTTATAATATCTATTTAAATCTGATTCTAATTCATTTATAAATTCTTTTAATTGTTTATATGTTTTCATTTTATAAACTCCAGGTTGTAAGTTTTTGAGGCTTAACATTGTCTGAATAGTAGCGTTCAATGTCACTCCAAACTGACTCATAACTATTTATATTTTCAATTTCACCGCTAGAATCAATTACGCTACATGGTAAAAAAATTCCTGCAGAACGATTGTTTTTTATAAAATTATCAATCATTTTTTTCTGTGTATTATTTAATTTTCTCATTTTAAACCCCTTTTAAATATTGTTTAAATAGTTTTTTAGCCTCTCTCAAGGTATAAAAATAATAAGTTTGGTTGTAGTATTGATTGTCTTTTATATCTGAAATTGTTACTGAACCGTTATAGTTTTTAGTGATTGTCATTTTATACCCCTTTTAGATATTCTTTAACATCGGTTAAAGATGTGAATTCATTATCAAATGTTTTTAATTCACCATTATTTGAAAATTGAAACGATAAAATAGAACCCGTTTCAGTTATTGGTTTAATGGTATAAACGTACTTTTTTATTCCGTCAAACATATCTGAAAATTTTGCGGTTAAAGTTACTAAGTACATGGTTTTTGTTTTTTTAGCTTTTAAAACTTTGTATTCTATATCATTAAAGAATTTTTTATTTTCTTTAGTAAAATAGTTTTTATTGCATTGTTTTAAATCTTGTATTGTATTAATCATTTTTAATATCCTTTTAGTAAAGTTAAGTTAACGTTATATATTAATCGGAGTTAAAAGTCAAATTAATATAAATTTTGATTATATAAATATAATCTCAAAGCCTTCTATTATAAAAGGCTTTAAGGTATATCTAATTATTTTTTAATAGATTCATAATTGAGTTATCTTTTAAAGTTTCTAAAATAGAATCAGATATAATCGCCAATTCTTTATAGCTCTTATTGTTTAATAAGCCGTATGATTGTTTTTTATTATCATACTTAGAATCACTAGCTAAAGAATTCCATGCTTTATTATTATCTTGTACCTCTTGTATTAAAAAATCTATTTGCTCTTGTGTTAACTCTAAAGTATTCATAATGTAAGTCCTTATATAATTAATAACTGTAAAGTATTCTTTACATGCAACTACTATCTCATAGCAATAAATAAAAGTAAAGTAATTTTGTCATTTAAATAATTAATCAAGGTGATAAGTAAAACCTATCAGTAACTATATGGACAACAATAATATAATAGATAGCGGTATAATTAATATTACGGCTGAGCTATCAAGTACAGTAAATGAGAATGATTCTCAATTGAAAAAAGTAGCCAAAAGAAAGGCGGGAAGACCCCCGCACCTTGCAACAGCGGACACCCGAAATAAGGTTTATAATTTATCTATAGTAGGTACTAGGTACGAAGATATCGCATTAGTGCTTGGTGTATCATCAGACACGCTAACTAAGTATTACAAGGACGAATTAGAGCTTGGTCGTATAGAAGCTAATGCAGCTGTAGCTGGTACGCTCTATGAGAAAGCTAAACAAGGCGATACATCCTCTATGATATTCTGGCTTAAGACTCGTGCTCAATGGTCAGAGAAAAATACTACAGAGTTAACTGGAGAAGGGGGTGCCCCCATTAATATCAAAGTTATTACAGGGATAGATTAGCAAACAAGGGTAGTGCCCTTTTTTGATATACAAAAAATGTTAATAGATTAGTAAACGCCAGTACCCAATTTTTTTGCAGTATATTTTTAAGGAAGTAAAATGAACTTAACAATACAACAGCTCATGGAGATGATGAGCAGAAATCCATCACCTATGCCAGCAGTTAATCCTGCAGGAGTAACACCACAGCCCATGACAGGTCTACTAGCAGAAGCTATAACATTACCTCCTGTAGAAGTTATGCCTGATAATATGGATGTAGATATGTCACCAGAGATGATGAAGTATCTAGAAAACAGCACAAAAGAACAGCAAGATAAAATATACGAGCAGCAAAGAATGAAGAACCAAACACCTATTATAGACCCTATACTAAACTTAATTGATAAATTAATGCAAGGAGGCAGGTAACATGGCTGGGAAATGTAAAGGCAAAGGCAAAAAAGGTTACGGAAAAAAAGGTAAGTAATATGTGGTCCTGTCATATATACTGGGGCTTCGGATTTGGCTTTGAGTTTTATGAAGCAGAACTAGAGTATGAGGACGGTTCAAAAGACCCGATATCATATCTTTTAATTAACATCGGACCGATAAGGATACAACGTGGAGAGTACATCTGAACAAGAGCCAAAAGCTCACGAGGATAAACTTGAAGAACTAAAGAGGTGGTTTGAAGCAATGGGAGATTGTGTATGAGTTTATATGAAAACATAAACAAACGAAAGAAGGCAGGTACTAGCAGAACTAAAAAGAAGTCTACTATTACCAAAGCTGCTTACGCAAATATGAAGGCAGGATTTCCTAAAAAGAAAAAGAAGAAAGCATAATGGCTATTAAAAAAGGTAGTGAAACATTTAGTGGTTACAACAAACCTAAGCGTACTCCTGGACACAAGACAAAGTCACACGCTGTACTAGCAAAAGAAGGTGATAAAGAAAAACTCATACGATTTGGTCAGCAAGGTGTGTCAGGTGATAAAAAACCTACAGCTAGACAAAAGTCATTTAAAGCAAGACACGCAAAGAATATAGCAAAAGGTAAGATGTCAGCAGCCTACTGGGCTAACAAAGTTAAATGGTAGACGACTCTCCTTGTAACGGAATATGTAAGATAGTAGATGACACTGATGGAACACCAAAGTGCATAAGCTGTAAAAGAACTTATGAAGATATTGATGATTGGTTCAAGTTATCAAGAGAAGCAAGACTATACAGGATGGAACAACTTAAACAGGAGCGATGACCCGAAAGGAGTCGCATAAGCATGGCACAAAAACAAATAACAACAGGCTACAAGCCTAGAGCACCGCAAAAAGAAATACACGAGCTAGTAAAGACTAATAGATTTACAGTGGTTGTAGCTCATAGGCGTATGGGTAAAACAGTATGTGCTATTAACCAGCTTATACATAGTGCATTAAATTGTGAGAAAGATAATCCAAGATATGCGTATGTTGCTCCAACGTATAACCAAGCAAAAAGGATTGCATGGGATTACTTGCTAGAATATACAAGACCTCTTGGTGGAAAAGCTAACATTGCTGAACTAAGAGTAGACTTTATGGGTAGAAGAATCTCTCTGTATGGTGCAGATAACCCTGATAGTTTACGTGGTATTTACTTAGATGGATGTGTGTTAGACGAAGTAGGGCAGATTAACCCATCACTATTTACTGAAATTGTGCGACCTGCATTGTCTGACCGACTTGGCTACTGTGTAGCAATGGGAACGCCTAAAGGGCAAAACCATTTTAAAGACTTGCGTGATAGAGGTGAGAAAAAAGACGGATGGGAACTGTTAGAGTTTAAATCTAGTCAAACAGCATTGCTAGATGAAGGTGAATTAAAAGCAGCCTATAAAGAGATGGGCGAAGATAAGTTTAACCAAGAGTTTGAATGCAGCTTCTCTGCTCCAGTAGAAGGCTCATACTACTCTAAATTAATAAATGAATTAGAAGCTAAGAATCAGATATGTGATATTCCTAGAGATGAGCTAGCAAGAACTTTTACAGGCTGGGATTTGGGTATGTCAGACAGCACTAGCATATGGGTGGCACAAATAGTTAACAAAGAAATACGGTTAGTAGACTTTGTAGAGAATCATGGCGTAGGTCTTGACTATTATGTTAACTGGCTAAGAGAACATGACTGGATGTTTGCTACACACATACTTCCACACGATGTAGCAGTAAGAGAACTAGGTACAGGACTGTCAAGAAAAGAAGTATTAGAAGAGTCTGGTCTTTCAGTAACTATAGCCCCTAAATTAACGGTTATGGATGGCATACAAGCTGCTAGAAGAATACTGCCACGATGTTGGTTTGACCCTAAAGTTAAATTAGGACTAGATGCTTTACGAAATTATAAACGGGTTTACGATGAGAAGAGAGCAGTCTTTCATGATAGACCATTTCACGACTGGGCTTCACACGCTAGTGATGCCTTTAGGTATTTAGCAGTAGGGTTGGATGATGCTCCTTCTGAAGCGTGGTCTAAACCACTTGAAATTAACAACACATGGATTGTATAAATGGATGATAACTTACTAAAGAGTATTCTTGAGTCAGAGATTGATGATGCTATTGGCTATCTTGAAACGGAAACTACCGATGAAAGACAGAGAGCCTTAGAATACTACATGAGAGAACCGTACGGCAATGAAGTGCCAGGTAAATCTCAGATAGTTACAGGTGAAGTAGCTGAAGTAGTAGACGGTGCATTACCTCAAATCATGAAAGTATTTACTTCATCTAAAGATGCGGTCGTATTTGAACCTGTTAATCAAGGCGATGAAGCTACAGCAGAACAAGCAACAGCTTATGTTAATCATATATTCTACAAAGACAATGATGGCTTTGAGATTATGCACGACTGGTTTAAAGACGGTCTTATGCAAAAGGTTGGCGTAGTTAAAGCTTACTGGGATGACAAAAAAGATGTAACCAAAGAGAAGTATTATGGTCTAACAGATGACGAGCTTGCTATGATTATGCAAGATGAAGATGTAGAGATTGTAGAGCAAAGCACTGAAGAGCAAGTCATAGAAAATGACCCAGTCCAAGACCCTCAAACTGGCATGATGATAGAAGTGCC